TGGTTTGTTTAAAATTAAAGCATCTCCGGTAGTAGCGTTCCAGTCTGCATTTACGTTTACTTCTGCTCCGGTTGCTATTCCAGCAAGTTTGTTTTTTTCAGTTAGTGAGTATTGCTTAAACGTACTGCCATCTAAAATATTATCTTGAGTTAATACTACATCTCCTACTAAAGTATTTACAGAATTAACTGCACCTCCTCCAGTAACTTGGTTTACATTTATAGTTATTAAATTTGGAGTAATAGTTAAATTTACCGGATTGTTTGTAGGTTGTATTGTTACCGCTACATTGTCGATAATGGTTTGTATTGTTACATCAACAGTCTCAATAGTTGGGTATATATTTAAATCTACTATATCTGCCATCTTATCTAGTTATATCGCATTCGATTAAGAACTCTCCACTTAACCAAGTCTTAACAGTATTGTCTGCAAATTTTATCTCTAAATCGTATGAGTAATTTCCAGCAGCAATATCTATAATTTGTTTGTTTATCTTAAATAAGCCTCCAGCAGCGTTAGTAATTGTAATTCCAGCACTTGACACCGAAGTCAAAGATAATGCAATAAGACCTCCGCATTCACTTCTTAATTGCATTTTAATTACTGCTCCAGTTAAATTAATTGCTACATTATTTAAAAGTATAGCGAATGGTACTTGCTCAAAAGTATCTCCCTTTATATGTGTAAAATTATAACTCATTTCGTTTTATTTAATTTGCTTAAATATTGCTTAACTTTCTGTAAATTTTCTTTCTTTATCTTATATGAGATAAATTTATTTTTTTTCTCTCTCATAGTACCCAATTACAAGGATTAGCTTTTTGGTCTGGGTACATATCGCTGTCTTTATTTGTATAATACTCTGGAAATTTAGCAGAAGCATTTATACCCATATAATCAATAAACCTAGTAGCGTAAAAGTCTGCAAAAGTTCTGTGCTTTTGTACTAATATATCTAACTCTTCTTTACTTGGTGTTTCTGAATTTTCGCTTCTATGTTTAAATACTCCTCCGTTTCTTATTTGATAATTTGCAAATGGCAAATAGTCTACCATAGCAAAATGTATAAGCATAGGTTGTACGTAATCTTTTACCAAGTTTAAATAATCTCCACTTAATGTCGAAGCATTTATTTTAGTAGTAATCGCATCGTATAATTTTGTACCTAGATAATTTTGTACGTGCATCTGTTGTGCAATTTTAATAAACTGCATAAACAAGTCAGCATCTACATTACCATTTAAGATAGTATTTGCTTTTAGGTCTGTCTGTGTTATGAATAAAGTTGTAGCCATTTATTATCCTTTGTAATTTGGGTGGTGTCCGTTGTTTGGCATATCTATTGGAGCAATTTTTGAATCAATAAAACCAGCCGGAGTTGGATTGTATCCCTCAATACTTGCAACCTCTTCACTAGATGCTAAAGATTTGTCTGCATATGGTGTTCCGTCTGTTTTAGTTTTTAATCTATAAAGATTTTCATTCCAAATATGGCCACAATTAACTCCTCCTTTAAATCTGAATAGTGAGTAATTCTCTCCTTTGTGACCGAACTCATTATTTACTCCTTGAAAACTTGCTTGGTCTATATCCTCTTTGCGATATACTACTCCAGATGCAGTTCTATTCATCATATTAACACAGAACGACCTTGAATTGCTGCTATTATATTTTTCTGCATACTCATAACGTACTTTATAAATATCCTTATCTAAATAGCTTTGTTCACTTGGACTGCTTTTTATAAATCCTCCTAGTTTTGTATCTTTTTTTGGAGTTATATGTTGTTTTGCCCAGTCTTCTATGTTTGTATTATTGTCGTCAAACTCTCTTTTATCTACTAATTCCCACTCATCCGATACAACTTCGCCCTCAAAAGAGTTAATATCAAAACATTCGTGTTCATCGCTTAATGTTTGTTGAGGCAGTACTTGTTGTGTTGATGCTTTTAAGCCTACTAGAGACCTTATTTCGTCAGCAGTCATACTCTCAAGTACCTTGTTTGCTACTAATGGACTTAACGAGTTAATACCATCTATAATAGTATTAGATTTTTCAGTAATAGTTAAGTCATTTACTGCGTCAAGTGGTTGTAATGTTTTGAAAAATAGGTCTAAATTAATTCCGTTGTAAGCAAGTATGTTGTCAAACTCTTTTATAAGTAAGTTTTGGAATGGTTTTATAACTGTGTTCTGCATTAAGATAGTTGCAGTCTGTAATTCGTCTGCATTGTTACCAAAACCAGAGTTGTCTTTAATACCTAATAACATCGGACTGATTACTCTATGCGATACCATTATTTTACGCATACTTTCGTCACTTAAAAACTGGTATTGATTGTGAGCATCGCTTAATTGTACCGGAGTTATAGTTGCTCCGTAATCATTTGAATCATTAAAAGATAAAATGAATCTTCCAGCGTTTGAAGTACCCGAGAATTTTTGTGTAATTGCTCTTTCGATATCTCTTTGCTCGTCCTCTGTCGGAGTTCCGTTATTAAAGTTAATTAACATACTAGGAGCAAGTCCATTCATTATATTGTTTAAATGGTAGTTGCTTATCTCCTCTTCTAATTCGCAGTATTGTAAACCTCCTTGCCAATCTGGTGGAGAGTAGTAATAAAAACCAGTCTTGTAAGGTTTAATATAAAGTATTTCTTCGCTCTCTTGACTTGTACCAAATGCTGGTATTGGACTTGCTGGATATTGTCTATTTACTTTCGTCCAATCGTCTGCATAAAAATAAAATTCTATCTCTCCGTCCTCGTTGCATTTACCACTTCTTAAAGTTTCAATAGGCCAGTGGTTACACTCTACAATTCTAGTTCTATCTAAAGAATAAACCACTTGTATAGCACACTGTCCCATCGCTTTTAAATCATAACAAAGTCTCTCGGTTGTGTCGTTGTCAAATAACAATTTTGCTTGAGCATAGTCTTCCGGTTTCATTTGAGCATCGGTAGCATCTAATCCTTGTCCGTATATCATTTGACTGATTCCGTTTACAATAGCGTTATTAGTTGGACTTCCGTTTATTCTGTCTTGAATATATCCAAAGTAATTATTATCGTCTCCGTAAGATACCCATTCTTGGTTTCTAACTTCTATAATTCTAGGACTCGTATATGTCGCTAAATTGACAATTCCTATTCCAGTATTTTTTGGTTTAACTTCTGCTTTTTTTCTCATATTATTGTATTACGATGTAATCGTTGTTGTTTGTATTCAAAGTGATAAAATTACCATTGTTTATAGAGTAATTTGCAGCACTCTGGTTGGTCGAAAATAGTCTATCCTTATATAAGATATCACTTGAAGCATTTAAGACGCTTAATTCAAAGAATCCACCCTCGTATAAACAAGTCAAGTTACAATCTATATAAACTAAATCGTAAACGTTTGGATATACGCTAGTAGGTGAAAAAGTAAATAGTGTGTTTTTTTGCTCGTCTCTGACTTTTATTGTTAAACTTTCTCCCTCTATATAGTTTCTAGGAATAGTTATAAATCTTTGAGATGCGTTATCTTGGTTTACTACTGTCATAGTTATATAACGTATATTTATTTTTTTTTGCAAATAAAAAAGGAGTGAAACTAATCACTCCCTTTGAACCATAGAAAACCTATCGATTACGCTTTTTCTTATGGTGTTATTTGCGTAGCAGAAGCGTGTGAAGTTACAACTGAACCTTGTACAAATGGTGCAAGGATTGGCTCTTCGGCAGTAATTGTCAAAGTGTATCCGTTCATATCTCCTAATGCAGTTCCAGTTGAAACTGTACCGTTAACATTACATCCTCTAGTTAAACCTACTGCAAAGTAGTTACCATTATTGTCCTCTACAAAGCAATGTGGTCTTTGTGAAATCATTTTTTGTAACTCAACTTGTGTAGCTACATCCATTTTTGTTAATACCGTAGTAAGTGTTTGAGCATAAAATGTAGTTCCATTCTCATCACTAGAAGTAATGGTTTGCTCTAAATTATTCCCTCCCTTTACTTCGTATTTATACCAGTTTGTTCCAGCATTACTTACCGCAGTTAATGTTCCAGCAGTTATAGTTAATGTTCCTAGTGTACCATAGTCAGCAAAATATACTGTTTTGATACCACCTACTACATCTTTGCAAGGTAACTTACGACCCGTAGCCATTAAGCAAGTACTCATATTTTTTTTATTTAAAAGTTAATAAATAGCCTCCCTTATTTCAGAGAGGCATTTAATTTAATTATGCTATTCCGTAAGTAACTGAATCTGCTCCGATACCTACTTGTAGACCTCTTGAGAAACGAGCAATAAATCTTACGTTTTTGCTTCCGTCGATATCTTGCATATCAATTGTCTTAACGATATTTGCATCGTCAGCCAATCCAAATCCTACAAATAAGTTAGAGATTTGTGCAGCTACCATTGTGTTAGCTGGTAAACCATTTGCAACGAATATAGAAACTCCGTCGAAAGTTAATTCTTGTCCGTTGTACCAAGTTGTACCGGCAGCGTTAACACCCGCATTTGAAGTAGCAGCTACAGAGAAACCTCCTAATGCTCTTACGTATGCTTTAGCTACGTTTTGAGATACATATATTCTTAAGTCTTCTGTACCATAAAGTGCTGCTGGAATACCGTCTACAACTCTTCCCATTTCTGCGATTACGTTTGCAGAAGTAATAGACAAAGGAGTACCGATAACAGTTGCTCCGTCTGTTTTAAGTAATTTACCAAGTCCAGTTGTAGCATTCCAAAGGAAAGTTTCAGTATCGATAGCAATATCTTTTAATACTTTAGCAATAAAGAAATCAGAGAAGGTTGAGGGCAGCACATCAAATGAACTGAACCCCATTTGGGAGGCTTGCCAATCTTGCTCGAATGGAGTCTTGCACAAGCTCAAATTTACTTGTTTTTCTGCTACTGTTAAAACTTTATCAGACAAAGTAACAGTTCCAGCATCTGTAAAATCACAAGTTGCATCGGCTACTAGGCCAGAGATAACTGCTTTCTTTATTGTGCTTTTATATTTTACGTTTGGAATAACTGTTACTCCATTGTTTGCGATTGTGTTCGCACTTAATACCGCAGCAGCGATATATTTACCGGCAAATTCGCCAGCATAGTTTGATGTAATTGTTGGTTGACTAGGCATCTTTTTTTAATTTTTTAAGTTTAATTTTTAATTTAATTAGTTTGATAATAATGACATAATTCTAGACTCTGTGTCTGAAATATTTTTCTTTGTGTTTGCTTTCCCTAAAGATACTTTAGTGTCTGCTGGTTTGTGTACTGTAGCTTTTTTAGATACACTAGAAAGAGTTTCTTTCATATTTGAATGAGCAGTAGCTATCTCATCTAGTTTAGCTTGTAGTTCGTCCATTTTAGGTTGTAGTGCTTCCATTACTTTAGTAAGGATTTCCTCTAACGTAGCCGGTACTGCTTCAAGTTCAACTTCTGTTTCTGGTGCTGCCTCTTCTGCTGGTGCATCCTCTTTAGTTTCATCTTCTGGCTCTGCTGACATTTCAGTCTCTTCTGCTTCAGCAGATGGAGAAGCTAATTCGCCAATCATTCCAATTTCGTAAACCTCCAAAGTTGTACCGTCAGCTAATAAATAACTCCCAACTTCCAACGGTGTTTTATTATCTCCGTCAATAGCGAAAATAGGTTGCCCTACTTCAAAGCTATCGGCTTCAATAACAGTACCGTTATCTAGAGTTTGCTGCTCTAACTTCACATTTCTGCGAAGCAACGCATTGATGCGTGATAAAATTTCTGTGTTTTTCATATTTATAATTTATTAATTCTTAAACATATAACGAACTACTATTTTTTTTTGCATTTTCGTTATGCCTTTTTGTAAATAGTTCCTATTCCTTGTGCTTGTAATGAGCCATCACAACACTTTCTAGAGTATTTATTGTCTGGACATAAACATCCTCTCTTGTCGTTTTTTGGACTTGTACGACTTGGTGTTTTAAAATCTTTATCTTCCATAGTTTAATAGTGTTTGTAGTTCTAATAAATCTAATCCAGCTAATATCTGCACTTCTGTATCGTCTACTTTTGAAAGTGGTGTTTTTGCTTTGTCAGCAAAATATCCTTCTATACTAAATCCTTTTACTTTACCCGTCTTAATAAAGTCATTCCAGATAACATCGTTTGCAACTTTAATAGTTCCCATCCAAGTTCCTACCGGCACATTTAATTCGTAAAGTTTTGATTTGTCTTTATCTGTGTCCTCTACTATCCAACTCTCTACCATAGTTAATCCGGTAATAGATTCCATATGTTCAAACGTAGCGTTTGACTGATTGCCATTTTGAAAGAATAACTCCATACATTTACGAATAGTATCTTTACTAAAATAAATGTAATACTCTCCCTCGTTTTCGTCCTTTCTGTAAATAGGTTTATCCGGCACAAGCATAGCACCCATAATTATTTTTTTCTCTTTATCTACTTCAGCAAACTTGTACTCTTTTTGCTCTGTTTTTAAAGCGATAAAATCCTCCTCTATTGCTGGATTTTCTACAATACTTATTGCATCGATTCCAGATAACTCCATTTCTTCGTCGATTATTAACTCGATTAATTTCATATTAAATTTTTTTATATAACGTTTATTTATCCTAAAGTTGCATTTTGAACAATACCTCTGTTTAATGATTGTTGGCTAGTTACATCTCCACCCACTACAAATGCTTTTAAAGGTTGGCTTTCTTTACCGGCTATACTTTCTGCTATTTGATTTGCTCCACTTGGCCCTACTACGTTAAAACTTGGTGCTGGTGGTACTGCTCCTCCACCTCCACCGGCTGCTCCTCCACCGCCACCTCCACCGCCTGAAAGTAATGCTTTTGCTCTTGCAATATTAGCCAAAATTGTAGCCGTACCAGTAGCATAAAATGCTATTTTAGTTGCTAAATATACTGCTGGTGCTGCTGGTCCGGGTGCTCCAGTTGCTGCACCAGCTGCACTTTGTTCTGTTCCTTGCATCATTTTTGAAAATGCGACTGCACTATCTACACCTATCTGAACTAAAGCTAGTGCTTTCATAGCTGCTTGACCGGCTTTGCCTTTTGCTAATCCAGTTGCTTGTATTGAAGATAATAATTCCTCTCCACTCTTTGCTATACTTCCTACTGCTTCTGTTGTAGCTTGAAATGATTGTATTTTTCTTTGTCTTTCCTCTTCCTCTCTTTTTTCTCTTTCTGATACACTATCGTAGTATATTTGAGCAAGTGCTAATTCTTGTGCTCTTTGTCTTTCTAACTCTTCCTCTTTAAATTTAACATCGTTAGCTGCTTTATTTTCAAGTCCAGTTACGTCTATTTCATCTGGTATTTGTATATCCTCTTCTCTTAATTTTTTATTATATTCGTCTGTTAGTTTTTTTAAGTTTTCTAATTTTTCGTGCTCTGATAAAACTTCGTCTTTTTTATGTTGTTTGCCTTTTTCTGCATCCTCAGCATCCTGCTTATTTTTACTAACTCTATAACCGTCTCTTTCATTTGTTAAATCTTTTATTGCATCCTGAGTAGCTTTTAAAGTTGCTGCTCCTTCTGCTTTAGTTTTAGCTGGGTCAAAAGCTAATTTAGTAATATAGTCAGTTGCTTTTGAGGCAAAATTCTCATCTATCTTTCCTTTGATTTCAATGCCGGGGATTTTATTAGCTAAATCAATTATTTTATTAATTGCAGTTGCAGCAGTTTCAAATAATATTCTTTGCGGAATACTTACAAAATCTATAAAAGATTTTAACCTTTCGTAATTTCTTTCAGCAGCCTCTGCTTCTAGTTTATTAGTTAACTGTAATCCTTTTACTCTGCTAATATTTGCATCAATAGTCGCTTGAGTTGCTTTTATTTTAATATCTAAAATTTGCTGCTCACTTTTACCTTGTAATTTTAAGGTATTGTCCATCGACTTTGCAGCCTTTAAATTTTCATTTGCTGTCTGTACATTTTGTTCTGCTAATTGGTTTAACTTTTTTTGTTCATTTGAAACTCCATTGACTGCCTCTTTAATATCATCCCAATAAGCATATAAAGCACCAGCAGCAATTACTAATAAACCTATTCCAGTAGCACCTATTGCATTTTTAATTCCAGCAAAAACACTTTTAGCAACTGCACCTAATTGTTGAAAGCTATCTCTTGCCTCTCCTAATCCTTGCAGACCTTGTGCCAAAGCCATAGCACTCTGAACTTGTAAAAGTTGCTCTTGTAATTTTTTACTCTCAACTCCAGCTAAACCTAAAGCACCTTGATAAGCAGCAAAACCACTCGCCACGCCAGTAAGTGATGAACTTAATGCTTTAAATTTTGCATCTGGATTAAATGCATCGGTTAAGGTTTTTGCATCGCCTATACGGTCTTTTAGTTCTGCTGCTCTTTTAGCTGCTTCGACCGCCTCTCTTGAAGTTGCACCAAATTTATCGGCCAAAGTTTGAACATCTGCTTGTGCTTCTCTTAATTGGCTTTTTAAACTACCTAAAGACTTGTCTGCTTGTTGAGCATTTACGTTTAAATTAATATCTATTTCTTGTGCCATTTCAATAGTCTTTTATGTTGTTTAAATGCTTCCATCCAAGTTTCTGGATGTTTGTTTTTTCCCTTTGCTATTTCTATAAATTCACTCTGTCCGTAGTGACTAGATGCTTTTAGTAAGTTTAATATTTGCTCTATCATATTGCAGTCTGTGTTACCATTATATATTCTAATTTTTGTGATACTCCTCCTATTCTATAATCTAATATTACTGAATCGTATCTGTCTAATCCAGTTGCATTTGCTGGTACTGTAACACTTAATGTTATATCGGTTTTATTATTATTTGAGTCAGTATAAGTTAAGAATCCAGCCGGTGATTTTACATCAAAAGTATCGTAATCATTTAAATATATTACTAAATCAAATGTTAATGCTTGGTTGTCTGTTTGTATGTTATCCATACTTGCTATTCTATACCCTACTGTACTTGCAGCATTTAATCCTCTGTAATCTGTCAATAGTTCCAAATTAGTTTCTCCGGTTGTTAAATCAGTAGTGAATGAATTAATTATATATCTTTTGTTTCTAATAACTAACCTATCGTTTAAAGCAATTCCTAAAGGAATACCACTTCCATTTGTTACTGTACTTCCTAGTAGACTTGCCGGTAGTAATGCTTTTACTTTTATTAATCTAGTTTTAATATCATAAAGATTGTCTACAAAGTTTTTATAGTGTCTATAATATAGTCCTTGTGGGGCAAGTAAATTTAGCCAACTAGATTGCTCGTTACCAAAATTCATAGTCATTAATTGTGAGTGGTTTGCATCTGTCGGCATACTATCATACTCATTTGAGAAACGATTATAGTTGCTTATTTGTGTTGCTGCTCCACTTGAATTAGTCATATAAATTCTATCAGCACCAGTTAACGGAGTCACTAATGAATTACAATAAATAAGCATTGGTTTTGGTGTATATGGATTGTTGTCTTTATCTACTAATGTCGCAGTCTGAAATAATTTGCCTTGCTTTGGAACTTCAAATAAAACATTCTCAAAGGGTAGTTTAATATCATAAGTTGATGACTCTGTAATCTTATCTGAATTGTAAATTAAATCTCCATAATTTTGTTGATATAAACCTTTGTAGGCATTGTTTAAGATATTCTTACTTTCCTCGTATTTAAAGTTTATACTTTTGAATAACGTTGGCTTATTTATGCTCATTTCGTTTTCATAAGTGTACTCTGTTATATCTAATGTTTTACCAGCGTTGTAATACATTTCAAGAGGTATAAACTCATAAATATTGTTTGGTCTTGGAATAATCATTAAGTTAAATGCCTTTATTATACCAGTAATAAAATCCACAATTTTAATATCCGGCATATAATTACCTATTGGAATATAAGTGTTTGTAGTATTATTACTAATAGCTCGACAGAGTATTTGATTAATACTGCCGAAATTTGTAGTTCTGTTTCTTAAATGTTCTGTTTTTACTAAACTTAAAGTAGAGTTAATTGTCATTGAACTACTAGAACTTATTTTAAATGTGTACGAATGTGACGGACCAGTTCCTATTGGATTTGATATTAATTGGTCTATTATAATCCAATCAGTAGAAACTCCTATTAACTCTAAAGCAGTAAAAAGTATTCCATCTCTATAAACATAAATAGTATATGGTAATGTTATATTTGAAGGTGTAAAAGCAATAGCAATACCTAATGTTTTAGATATTATTTGATAAGTTGTGGTATTACTAAAAGTTACATAACTTGAATTAGAAATTGTAAGAGTATCTGTTACGAAATTTATTTCTGGAAATGCTGGAGAAGACGGTAATAATGCAGTAAAATTTACTAATATAGGTTCACTTTTAAAAGTTATTGTTTCTGCTGGTTTTAAATATAAATATAGTTTTGTCCATTGGTCTAAATTAAAAAAACTTCCGGTAAATGTTATTTCATATTTTGCTTGTATTCTTGCGAATATATCTGAAACTTTTATTGCTGGAAATAACTCATTCCATAGTATAGCACCAGCTAAAGTAGTAATGTCTTCTGTTGGTCTTAATGGGTCTTGGTAATAAAATTTTTTTCGATAACCTATTAATGGATATTTGACTCCAGCAATATCAGTTGTTATTCTAGTTTTTACATTTGTACTAGTATACTCGTGATTAAAACTTGAAAAATCTAAACTTTGTAATTTTTCGTCTTTAATTATATCTTTTATTTGAGTTAGTTTGCCGTAAAAAGTAACTGAATAGCTTTCAATAAATCCATTCTTTTTGTCTGCCTTCTCTAGTTGAATAGTTCCGTTTCTAAATCTATGCGTGTTAATCTCGATATAAGCATCGTATCTCATTCTGTGGTCAAATCCATTATCGACAGAACTTTCGTACCAATGCGATAATATTTGATTGTTCTTATTTGATGCTGGTATTGTAAACGACTGCGTGTAGTCAGTATATAATTTACCTATGTCGTTTGCGTTCCCAATCTGGGAAGTTATACTTATTTTTTCGTCTTTAAATAAATCTAGTCTTTGGTAATCACTTCTATAAATTTCAAACGTGTCAGTTGCTTGTACCGGTAAATCATATTGTAAAGTTAAAACTGTTGTAGTGTTTGAAAGAATCCAACTTGTTAAATTGTTACTTATTCCGGAAGTCATTTTAATATAATATCCTACGTACTGATTTGTAGTCATAGTTATACTAGGAGTGACTGTAAAAAATGGCGATGCATTATCGCTGTTAATTGTGCCTCCTATTACTAAAGTATTTTTTTTAATATAAACCTCTACGCTTAATTTCATTATACGATATTGTTTATTAGTTTATTAGCAAAGTCAAACTCTAAAGTATAGTTTATATTTTTGTCTTTTAAATATATTTTCTTTTGCATACTGCTAGTTTTTATTGTAACTGGTATTTCGTAATTTGTAAGTAATATTGTTTCACTTAACATCATATCTTGAATTAACTCAAAATACTCCTCGTCTATCCATCCGGTGTTAACTTTTATACTTCCATTTCCATTTACATTAAATGGCTTTGTTTGGCCTCTACGTGGGTCATAGTTTACATTCTTTTGCATCAAAGCGTAATCGCTATTTTTTATATTAATAGAATTATAACTTGCTTTAAAAAATGTAAATTGATTCCAGCCTCCGTACTTATTCACAAACCACATAGCTTGTACTGGATAAGTAGGCTCGCACACGTCTACTGTTTCAATTTTATATATTTGCTCATTACTTTCGTTTTGTATAGATACATATACACTATCGTTATATACTAAAGGAATTGCGTAATTAAAAAAGTCATTCTCTCCATTATAAAATACTGTTGTTTTTAATAACGTATTACTTTTGTCATACCATCTTGCTTTATAAACATCGTCTATGTTTTTACAAATAAAATTATAATAAGGTATTGTGTCACTCCAGTAAACTTTTTTACTTCCATCTGCAAGTAATAAATATGGAAATGGGTCTGTAATATCGTAATTCATTCCCTCCTCTACTGTGCTATACCCATTTACACCAACAAAAGAAATTGTACTCAATAAAGTATATGTAGTTCCATTTGTGCTATAATACGTTCTATACTCTCCTATGCACCATTCTTTACTAGTGGCTTGTGTTACATTAGCAGAATTGTAATTTAATTTATATTTATCTATGTACTCTAGAATGAATGGAGATATATTGTAATTTGTTTCTGTTTGTGTTACAGATGCAATTCCCTCACTCATTATATAAGTTGGCACTGTTGGTACAGTATTTCCTTTGTTCCAAAGTTTTAACTCTACTTTAGTTCTTACTTGAGTTGCCTCATTTATAATTATTTGAAATGGACTTCTGGCTAGTATTACTTTTATTGATGCCGGCATATTATTTGAAGTTTGATTTTGCTATTAATTCTACTGTTGATTTTACATCCAGAGCGAATGCCTCTGCTATTTCTTTGGGCATTAATTTTATATTCTCTTCTATTGCATCTTTTAAAAAGTAAGTTGGTTTAATACCTTGATGGTAAACTGACTCTCTGACTGCAAACGGACTTAATCCTCTTTTGTTACTCCACGATACAAAATGTTTAACACTTGGTTTAACTCCCTCTTTAAAACTGTAAGGACTATCTCCGCCATTTTGCTTCCACATCTTTCCTTTGTTGTTTGTTCTTTTAAAGGTGCTTGTCATCTTTCTTACTCCTCCTACTCCTCTGACTCCCTTATCTACAAATGCTCCATAGTCTGACATTCCTATATTCAAACTAAATGACCGCTTCATAAATTTAACTCCGTTATTAACTACACTTTTTTCTAGTGTGCCGGTGTCAACTTTCTTTTTGTCTTTTAAGTTCTGCTTTGCATCTGCGACTACCTTATCTCCAAATGCATTCATTGCCTCTACTAAATGTTCAAACTTTATATTTAACATTTGGATATGTCATTAGGTACATTTATCGTTATGTCTGTTTGGTAACCGGTTAACATATTCTCCATCTCCTTATCTATTACATCGCTATCTGGATTACCTTCTAACTCCCAACCGTCTTTGTATATTGTAGACTGCTTTAAACGGCTCAATAAACGATTAATAACATAGAGTTGGTTAGATAGTATATACATAGTATTATCGTTCCCATAAACGCCTATTTCAGCTTCCTTTGATATATTAACTATATCTAGATTATATATGCTCAAATTAAACGATAGAGTATTCTCGTTGTGTCTTATTGAGTTTAGCATTATATGGCTCAAAGGAAAGATAGTATTTTTAGCCAAATCAATTTCGGTTAGTCTTCCTACTGTAACTTTGTTTACAAATGGATTGCTTAATAGTTCCTCGTTTAAAGAATCTATAATATTATACAATGCCTCTACTCCTTTTTTATCGTCCATACTTTCTATTTATTTTTTCTAATTGCTTTGCTCTTAACTCTGCCTTATCTAACTTATAAGATAGAAACTTTAGACACAAGTGCATATTTAATTTTGTGACCTTTTCAATTCTTGTAACATCGTTTTTAGCGAGTTCAGCGAGTGAAGCAAACCATCCCCACTCTTTTGAAAACTGGCTTTCTGTCGAGAACTCATCTTGCTCATTTCCTGCTCCAAAGAGCAAAGGGTAGATGTCACTAAATCCAAGCCTAAATTCCAAAAAAAAACCCTTGCTCCTAATACAATATTTATAGGCATCTCTTTTAGTATCTCGTGGTACTTATCTCCTTCGTATTTCTCTATTAGATATTTACCATCTTTGCCTCTTCCGGTTACTGGTCTGTATAAAACTGCCATAGCAGTAACAATATCCTCTAGGTTGTCTATGTTATTATTTACGTCTAGAAACTCTCCAAATGATAAGTTGTCTAATTTAGGAATCCATCCGAACTCTATACCTCCTAGTTTGAAACTTTCAATATGTGAAGCATCTCCAGAAAGTAAGTCAACTATTATTTTTACTACTTTATTTGCAGAGTCAGCATCTATCTGTTTGGCTTGGTCTTCTGTTATCTCGCAGAATATCTCTAGCATTTTTAAACCTAGATATGTCTCTTGGTTTTTTTGGCTCTTACTATACTCAAACTCTTTTAGGTATCTTTGGTATTTGCTTAAACTGATTTCCTCTAGTGTACTTGGTACTATTAATTTCATAACTATATAACGTTTGTTTATTTTATTTGTGAGTGTTTATTTAATTGCGTATGTTCCTCTGTTTTTTAATTCTTTGATTGCTTGGTAAGATAATGCCAAACTAATTACACTATCGTCGTGTACTCCTTGTGGTGCAGAATATTGTACGTTACGTGTAGTTTGATTGTATATGTACGTGAATGCTTCTAACTCATCTATTAGCCAACTGATATTTAATATCTGAATGTCTTTCTGTTCAAATAGTACTGCTAGGTCTTCTATCATTATAGGCTTGGTCTTTGTGCTTGTGACAAATGGATATACTCTTTTACCACATATCTTTTTAAGCATCTCATAAAAGACGTCTCCTTGGTTGTTTACCTCGACATATACTTTTGCATTGTACTCATTTATCTTTGCTCCTACCTTCTCTATTATTCTGGTCCACTCGTCGTGTCTCCAGCGTTCACAATATACTATTTGTTTGTGTTCATTTATTATTGTGAGTACTGTGTAATCATCTGCTCGTCCAATATCCAAACCTCCGTAATATACATTTGAGTTTGATGGCTCTCCGATGCACTCTCTTACATTTGCAAATAGTCCACTTGAATTATCTAGAAACTCTGCTAGGTACTCTTGTCTAAATATGTGGCTAGGTAAACTTCTTTTTCTCTCTTCTAAATCTAACTCGTTTATGAATGGAGTATCGTAAGAAGTAAAGTGAAAGTACTTATATCTGTTGTCATAGTTTGGCTGGAGAGATAGTGTATGAAAGTGATTCTTTCCTTTGGGTGTAGATATGAATATAACCTTTTTACCTTTGACTAGAACTGTTGCAGAAAGTACCTCGCTCCAAAGTTCCTCTCTTGTAAATGCAACCTCGTCAATTATTAAATAGTCAAATGTATTTCCTCTAATATTGTCCGGTCTCTCTCCAGAGAAAAAAGAGATAGTACTTCCAAATCCTTTGACTGTTAACTCGCTTTGATTAAACTCAAAAAAGCCACTCGTTCTGGTGGCCTTCTCTAATTCGCTAAATACTTTTTTACCTTGTTTATATACAGGAGTAACCCAAGCAATATTGCAACCTCTATTATTGATTGCCCAGTATAACATTTGATTAATAGCCAACATCGTTTTACCAAACTGCCTACCGATATTCAATACATAGTATTTGTATGGCTCTTTATTAATTGAGTCGTGTATCTGTCTTTGGTTTGTATGTGGCTTATATCCTTTTATGCTACTCATCAAAGTCAAACTTGGTTACGCTAACTTCTGTCTGTGTCTTCTCTACTAGGTTGTTTAATCTTTGCGTTATACTTGGATTGTACATACCAGCCATACCTCCCTCGATTTGGTCTTGCCTTACTGCTTTTTTTACACGTGAACAGATAGCGAGATACTCTGTGTATCTATTTTCATAATTAGAAAAATAGTGGCTTAAATCGGCTATTATGTCTTGGTCTGCTAACCAGCATTCGAATCCTTCTATTGTGAGAGGTCGTTCTTTCTCTCTGTATACATCTAGTGCATCTTTACCTACCCAATCTTTTACTAGGAATGGTTTACTCTTTGTCTCTTTTTTGTACTCTTCAAAATGTTTCCATAGTATCTCTGGTGTCTCTATGTATTTTGGTTTGCCCATATTTTATATTATTTTAGTTGTTGTTCTTGGAAGTCTATTAAGTTGTGTATGCCTTGTAATCTGTCTATGTCGTATATGTCTCTTATTCTATTTAAAAGTACGGCTTGTGGATTAGTTGTTTTTAAAACTTTGTCTCTTATCTCTTCTAGTCTTTTGTCGTCTTTGGATGCTATCTCGTAATTGTTAACTGAATGAATAACCGTTGCGTGATTGTATCTCTTTCCTTTGCTCTTGTATATATCTGCTATACTATGTAACGTTAAATTAAAATCTTTGCGTAGTATGTAACAGAATAAACTCCTTGCGTCTACTATTGGTCTCTTACGTGAGTTCTCAAATACATTAACTTTTAGTCTATCTTTTATTTCGTTTGCTATTAATTTGTATTCCATTTGTTTTTTTTTAAAATAGTTTTTGTTGTGCTACGTGGTTATTTATTCTCTCTATTGCTTTGTCGTAATATTCTTTGTCTAATTCACAAGCGGTTAAATCAAATCCGTAATCGTGACAAGCTATTGCAATACTTCCACTTCCTAAATGAGTGTCAAGTATTTTGTCTCCTTGTTTTGCGTATTTGTCTAAAATCCATTTGTAAAGTTCAACAGGTTTTTGTGTTGGATGTATTCTTATTTCTTTGTTATTCATATCTTTTTGTAAGGCACCGTGCCATAAAATATCAACATAATCTATACCATAACCAAAAGATTTAAAAGCAATTTCACCATTTGAAGAAGTATAATTAGTTTTATTTTTAAGCCAAAATAAACAACCACCTTTTAAACCGAAATAATTTGCACCCCATATAATTTGATTTTTTGAAACTCTAAACAATTCATTAAAATATAATTCGTTTGGTATTGAATTATCCCAATTTTTTTTTGTATAATTATTTCTTTTACTGCCAGCTTCTTTTGTTTTTAAATTAAATCTATTATCATTGCTTGCATCAATACCATAAGGCGGGTCAACAATAGCCAAGTCAAAATGCTTATCTGGATACCTTGCCATTAAAATCATATTATCCTCATTTGTTATTGTTAGGCTCATTTTGTTTTTAATTTTAAAAGTAAGTAACATTCTATAAATCTCTCTCGTGCTTTCTGCTTGTGTATTTTTTTAAATAGACTAAATACTACTCTAATATAATTATAATCGCTTAAACAGTCTTTAAATGCGTTTTGAACGTACTTTACTCCGTAGCCTTTGCAGAAGTTTACATTGTCCGCAGTATCTCCTATAATCATTTGCTCCCAAAAGTTATATCTTGCCTCTTGCTCTGTTATATTGTGATAGCATTGTTTTTTATAATGATAGTCATATATAATGCAAGGTAGTTGTTTATAGTCTTTGTCTATTGAAACTATTATTACTTCGTCTCTTCCGAATGTCTCTGTTAAGTTAGTCCAGTAGGTAGCTACTAAATCGTCTGTCTCTACTCCGTAACCTATTTTAGCATCGTATGTTTCTTTTACATAGTCTTGCAGTTCATTTAGTATTGGAGGAAGTTCTCTGCCTATTCTATTTGCTTTGTATGTTTTGGATATCTGTTTGCGAAAGTTGCCTCTTGCACCAGCAAATGTTAATACCTTATCTACTTCGTGGTCAAGTTCTATAGTATTAATGATTTTCATTACTACCTCGTTGTATTTGTCTTTGGCCTCTTCGATTTTATGATATCCGGTACACTCTGGAGATTCTTTTTGCTTGTAACAACTGCTCCAGATTAAACTGTCTGCATCTATTAATACTATCATATCGTTACTAGTCTATTGATTTGCTCTATCTGCTCCTCTAGTTCTTTTTTGGCTCTTTCTCTTTCTGCTATTATCTGTTTTAGTATAGCTTCTGTTTTAATTAATTCATTCATATTTTTTGTTTTAGTTTAGTTTTACAAAGATAATGTTTTTTATTTTATTAACAAATTTTTAGTATTTATTTATTACTGCTGCTTGGCTCTCTGATAAAAAGTAAACGTTTTTGTTTATCAATTCTTTATTTTCAAAGTCAGTAGTTGCTTTGCAGTTTACTATATTAACTTTCGGAAGTTCTAACGTATTTAAATAATAAAGATAATTGCCTCTGTTATCAAAAACATAGTAAAACTTTAAGCAATTTATTTGCATTAATTTATTGTACTTATATTGCTCTAATATTTTAGTTGGATAATATGCGTGTCTTAATTTGAACTCTATTACACAATCTAATCCTTTGGGTGTTTTGCCTCTTGCATCGTAATGCTCAAACTCTGCTCCTGTCCATTCTAAATTCCATCCATCCAAATTTAGCACTTGAATTATACCTTGCTCCCACTTGTGGTGTGAATTACTCATCTAGAGCGTGGCTTTGGATTGTTACTCCAAAAATCATTCAAGTCATCTATATAGCTTTGTATTATTCTAGGACTACACTTGCAAGGATAGTTCACTTTGTGGTCAAAGTAATTAGCGTGTAACTGACTTACTTTTAAATACTCGTCGTTTGTGAGTGTGCCTCTTAAATTATCTCGGAAGTTCGACCACCATATCCAGTCTTCTTTTGTCATTTTCTGTTTATTTTAAATTCAAACTCATTCATTTTGTCTCTTCGCTTATCGCAGTTGCAGTTAGGATATATTTTTTTAACTAGCCATTGAATGCCGGTTACTTTAAACAACCATTCTAATTTGTCTCCTAGTCTCATAAAAATACATTTACTACTATTACAAAAGCTATTATTACTATTGACATAAATAATACTATATCCTTTACTGTTTGTAAAACAAATTTTAACTCTTTTTTATCTTGTGGTGTCATAGCTTTTCTATTTCGTGTTTAACTTCATTCCAATATTCGTAGTTTTCTACATCTGACAAATTTTTAATATGTAATGAATCAATAATCTCTTCGACTATTATTAAACCGTATTGTTTTGAATCTTCCATTAATTTATATTCAAATAAACTAATTAATTTTTTTGCGTATTCTTTTGGTGTCATACTATTCGTTTTTTAATTTCGAGTGCAACTTCGTTCCAGTAGTTTAACTCTTTTATCTCTCCTTTGTTTTTAGCGTTTTGAATAAGGCCATTTATAACTTCTTTTAAATATGGTATACTATATCTATTCAATAGATTTTTGGCTCTTAAATCGCTTGTAAATTGCTCGTTTAAATCAAATCTCATTTTTTATCTGTTGTTTAATTCTTTTAACTGTGTTTCTTATACTCCAGTAAGATAGTTTTGTCTCTTCGCTTAAATCTGTAATAGAGTAGCTTTCAACGAATATCTTTTGATAGATAAACTTTATATAACAAAGACTTGCTTTGTACTCTGTGTGCTCATCTATTGAGTCTATCTCGTTGTTTAACTCTTTTATCCAGTTTGAAACCAAATCTTTTTGGAAGTAAAACTTCTCCTCTGAATATTCGCTTGGCTCTTCTATTAAAATTACGTCCTCGATGTTTACTATAATTTTCTTTTTGTTTTTTCTGAAGTCATCTAGATACATATTTTTTAAAGTAACGTAAATAAAAAAGAAGTTTATCTCCTCTCCGTCGTACATTAAATCGTTGTTTTTTATCTGACTATAATTATAAATCTTAATATACATCTCTTGGACATAGTCCTCTGCGATGTCATCTGGACACCCAAATGATTTTACGTATTTTAACCAAGTGGAATGCTTTAGGAATAGAACATCGAGTATATTCATTTTATAAAAAATTAAGTTGACTTTCTTTTATAGTCCTTAATATAGATTTGCCCTCTATACTAAAGCCTACATTATTTTGTAAAGCTACGATTTCTATTGGATTATCAATACTTGTTGGTCGGCCTCCTGTTTCTATCTCTTTTATCTTTCTTATATGTAACATTGTAGTTGTGTATAATTGTGGATGTAAAGTTAACCGGTGAACTACTATAAAATCGTCTGCTCTGTTTACAAATTTACCACCCCCCTCTACATCACTTGCCATTGGTGGAAGTGGATGCCCAGCAAATGGATGGTCGTTTCTGTACACTTGTCTCAAAGCGTTTGTGTTTGCGTGAGTGTTTAACCATAAAGAAATTTTAAACTCCTTGCAGAACATTCTCATTTCAGTACACGCTTGGTAATCATATTCGTGGCCTCCTAGATTTTTCATTAAATCGTTATCTTTAATCAAAGCATTGTACGGGTCAAGTAATATACCATTATAATTGAATTGTTTTTTAACAGATTTGAACATATCTATTGCAGAATGATAATCGTACATCTTTGCATTATCGACAAACTTAAAATGACTATTAATAAAATCGGTGTGAGTTTTAAAGTTGCTTTCAGAAACTAAATTTATAGGTGTTTCATCCAAAAACTCAACTAACTTTCTAATCAAAGAGTAAGAATCATTCTCGGTGCTACATACTAACCACTTTAAATCGTGCTTTAAAGAATAACAAAGCATTAAATAAAGAATAGAGGTCGTTTTACCTACGTTTGCGTGTCCAAGTACTATATTAAAATTTGATGTCTTAAAACGTATGTATTCGTCTAACTGAGGGATGTCTAGTTTTAATCCCTCTTTGAGTTTACCAGACCTAATCTGTCGGAGGATATCTAATTGTTTGTTGTAATCTATTAGCATTTTTGTTTTTAGTTTTGAAAATACCGGCAGCTAGTTTTGAATTTACTGCCGGTTTTTAGTTAATTTTAGAATGGTAAATCGTCTTCCAAATCTACAACCTTTGTAACTTGGGTTTGTCTATCCGGCATAAAACTATCAGCAGACTTCTCTCTCTCTCCTTTGTTAATGTTCCAGCCTTGGATGTTTGCAAAATATCTTCCTTTCCATTCTGTGCCTCTTAAGTTAATTCCTATTTTAACTATGTCTCCTATTTGAAAGTTGTCTAATAAGGAAACTTTGTCTTGTGTAAATTCTACCGGAATAGTCTGTGGGTATTGGTCGTTTGTTTTAACCACCGCTAGTCTCTTTTGAAAACCTTTTGCTCCAATTGTTTCTGTCTCGTTAATTACGATTAATTCTCCTTGTACTTCCATCTTATTTGTTGTTTAAAAGTGCTTGTTTCACTTCGTTAGTTAATTTGTATTTTTTCTCTATTAAATTAATGTCTCCTCCCATAGCAATATAGTTTAATGCTCTGTCATATTCTGGAGTTTTAAATTCTAAAGATACTATCTCTTTGGCTTTTACTGGCTCTTTTGAGTGTGTATTTGTAGCATCTGCATCGGCAGTATCGTCTATTAATAATAAGTTGCCTAGAGCGTACTTTTTTGCGTAGCTGGATGCACTTCCAAACGCTTGAGGTGTTTGCATTCCTTTTTGGTTTAAATCTATTCCTACTACCGCAGAACAATCAATACTCTTTCCACTCTCGCAATCCCAAATAGTTGCAACCGAAGTCATAACCGGAGGATTTGCATTAATTAACTGCTCGTTAATTGTGAAGTAAACTCCGTACTTATCGTTAAATGGTTTTAATCCCTCTAAAATATCCTCTGCACTTCTAAAGTTGTATTTCCCAAAGGAATTAAATCTGCTTTTTTTTGCTTTGAACTCTTGTTGGATTCTGCAAAGTTTCTCTCCAATACATAAAGGAATATCAATTGCTGGTAATTCAATTTTGTTTGCCATTTTAATTTGTTTTTAAGGTTATTATTATATTCATTAATATTTCTTTTGCTTGATTTAAATTGTCAAAGTCTATTTCTTCTTCAGTTTCATTTTCAATAACTCTACCGCTAAAATCACTAAAAATTCTTATACTATAACTTTGTTCTAATTTATCTGTAATTTTTAATAAGATATATATTTCCTCCATTTTAATTTGTTTTTAGTGAATAATAATAATTTGCTTTGTTGTACTCTTGGCTCATTATAATTGCATCGTGAACCTCGATGTTGTTTGTCAGTCTTTCGACCTCGTCCATTAGTCTTAAATTCTCAATTCTTAAGGCCTCGTTACTTTGGCTTAAAAAATTAAATAATTCTTTAGTGCCCCAATTTTCTTCTGCTTTCATTTTGTTTTAGTTTTCGTTAATAAATTCTGTGTACTCGTAATATTCGTCGTAAAATAATGTATATTGTAAATCTGGGTGCAATTCTTTATATTTTCTTTGCTCTTGCCTTGCTTGTCTTTCAGTTAGCAAAAGTATATAAGGTTTACCTTCTTCCAGCAATACCCATCTAGTATCGTTAATCTCCATCTCTCTCGTATAATTCTGCAATCATTTGGATGTCTTTGTTTATCTCCTCTAATTGGTCAGAGTCCATTGGTCTACTGTCGTAGTCAGCACTTACAATATAAATATCGCTATAATCTTTATTGTCTTCCCAATCTATACCTCCAAACTCTATATTATCTATTAATTCTATGTTCATCTCTAAATGTTTTTACGTTAATTTTTGCTACTTTTTTCTCTGACTCTACCGGTTTTATATTAAATGTTACTTCTATGTGAGTTAATTCTTTGTCTCTTTCAAATACACTACGCATCTCTTTGTATATCTCTGCCCAGTCTTTACTATCCATTTGCTAATTCTTTTATTGAATCTATCCTCTTATAGACTATATTCTCTTTTAAAAATAAGTTAAATGCCTCTTGAAATGTTTGTGCCTCAATTACTCTTTCAAAGTCTGTACACTCATCTCTAAACTCGGACCAGTATGTTACTAAATATTTTCTCATCTTGTAAATTGTAAAAGTATATAAAATAATACTACTATTATAAATCTAAATTGGTTCTCTGCTTTTAAAAATGTTTTCATATTAGTTGCTTAAAACGATTTGTATATTTCCTTTTTTGTACTCAATCATATCAGTTCTGGTGTCATCATATAAACCATAAAATCTCACAAAATTATCGTTTAATAAATCTTGCTCTATTTCTGTATCGTAATCTGCCATTGCTCTCACGTTGGAGTGATTAATTGAGATGTTAAAAAATCTGTCTAAATCTAAATTTGCGTTCTGTAATTCTAAAAATAATTGGTTTTTCATAATATTTGATATTTGTTTTGTTAAGCAGTTTATAGTATGCTGCTCCACTTTGTTTTTTTATCTGCTTAATATTGTAAATGCAAAAGGATTTTCTCCATTTTGTGCTGCTTGACATAAACCGTTAAACTCATCTGAGTTAAAATTGTAATGTCTATTAAAACCCATTCTTATTAATTTATTCCAAAGATTTTGTTTGTCTCTTGATGTTTCAGAAGTAAATGTAACACCATTATCAAAAACGATATCGTTGTTTCCAGATACCATTGTCATTTGTCCTTTTGGATTTGCAGTTCTAATTTGTTTTGTAGTTGTCATAATTTTAGTGTTTTTTTTTGTTATTAATATTTGACAAATATATAAACATTTTGTTAATAAAAAAACTTTTAGGCAATTATTTTTAAAAAAAGATTAAAAAAAAATCCCAACCTAATAAAAGACTGGGACTTTTCACTAAAACAAAAATATTAACAAAACAATATCACTCCAAATATAATGCTTTATTTTGACTTACCAAACTCTTTGATTAAAATATCGTATTTTAATTTCTTTGCAATTAGTTCGCATTTTGCAAACTTGTAGTTTCTTGTCTCATTTGCTTTCTCTTCTATCTGGTCTGTATACTCAACTCCGTACCTATGAATAAGTCCAGCTCTGTAATTTAATTCGTTACCTCCTAAAAACCTATTACACTTTCGGCATTGTTTATGGCAGTTATTCTCATCAAATATAACTCCTGAGTATATCTCTGCTTTTTTATAATGGCCACCGTCCCATAGTTCTGTGTTTTGAACTCCACAAGATATGCAAGGTTGTTTATCATCTCGCATTCTAACCCACTTTTGAAATGACTTTTTAGCTTCTGCCTCATATTGACTCAAAGTTTTTAGTTTGTCTCTTAAAATGGCTTTCTCTGCTTTCCACTCTCTTTGCTCTTTTAGTTGTTTAAGTTTCTTTGAGTGTTCAATAGCACATTTGTAATTGCAGACTGCTTGTGCGAACTGCACCGGAGTAAATTTAGTTTGACAGACTTTGCACTTCTTATCTTTCATATAAAAAAAACTTTATACTTTCTCCACAAGTAGTAAATCGGTATTAAAAGTAATAACCATAATAACCACCAGTAAGACTGCTTTCTTTCTATTTGTTTTATTTCAACTACTTTGTTTGTTTTAACTGCCTTTAAATCGCTTTTTTGTACGTTCTGTTGGACTTTTACATCTTTTGCTACACTTATATTGTTTTTACTTTTTGTACGTCTTATTTTAACGTTTTTGTACGTTATTCCATTCACAATCATAGGTAATGTGTCAGATACCGGACTTATCTCTATCTCATCACTTGTCGAGGTGTCTATTATTTTAGTGTTGTCAGTTATTTTAGTTTCTGTTTTCTCTTCAGTTTTCATCTCTGTCTGTTGTGTTTCTTTAGTTTGAGATTTGTTTACCTTTCTAGAACCACACGAAGTCATTATTAAAACTATTAACCCCAATATAATGGCTAGTATTAAATTATTCCCGTTGTAATTTTCTTTTGTTGTCATTTTTTTTTATTATTATTTATATATCGTATTGTTTTAACTTCTCCAAATATAGTATAAAATCCATTGCCTCTTGTTGTGCGTGGTTAATCCAGTCTAAACAACTTAAATCCTCTCTGTCTAGTGTTGTGTTGTATTTTTTTATTCCAACTTCTGACCGTTCTCTAAATTGCTTTATAACTGATTCTAGTACTTTGTCTTTCATAACTATTTTTTTAAGTTAATTATTTTACGATATACATTATTTACGCTTTCTTTGTTTGTTCCTCTTGAATAGTAAAAATTCATAACTCTTTTAATTCTTTGATAGTTTGATGCACTCATAAATTAATTTGTATCTTTCTAGTCGGACAACTCATCTTGTGTTCGCTATCTGTCTTATGGCAGTACTCACAGTAATTACTTTGTACGCACTTTGGATACGTGCAGTAATCTAAATTACAAATCTCTCCCTCTCTTTTAACTCCGTTTAATTTACATTTGTTTGACTCTCTTCCATTAGGCCAAAACATATCACAATTATCTGCATCGCCATCTCTGTTGAATCCTCCATAACTTTGGTATAAACCTACCGGAGCAGTAAACCTATGGCAGTACTCTTTTGACGGACAAAGAAAATCTTTGCATTTTGCTATATCACTCATATATTATATATTTAATTATTAATTAAACTAATATAGTTATTATATTATATATTAATTCTACTTTGAAGATTATAGCTGGTGAGTAAACAGAGGAAGCCTAAGAGAATAACTACTTTCGTGTTAATCCAGATATTAATATTTTTCATTTAATACCTTCTCTCTCTGTTTTAATTCTACTTCGTTAGACCGTCGCAGTTTCGTTCACAGTTGCACCATTAGAAGCCCATTTTAGTGCTTTAAACATAAGTCAAATTGTTGTAATCTTCCCCTTAATTCCTTATGTCGATTTGTTTAGGTAACAAAAAACCCTAACAAGAGGATGAGAATCTTATTAGGGTCTGTATTGATAATTGGTCAAAACCTAAATCAATAGGTCTCATCCAATTGATGCACCAAATATAAAAACATAATTCGAATAACAATAATAAACTTATTTAAAATAAATGTTTATAACTGCATTGGTATTACTATTGGTAACGTTCCCTTATTTAAAAGCACTCCACAACCTATTGCTGGTTTCTTAAAATGTTTCCCATAGGCCATTGCATAACTCTTGTTGTCTATTCCACATCCCACTTGCATTCCAAAGATTCTAAAGTTTTTACCTACTATAAAATCTACATATAAATCAGAATGTAAATGTCCTTGTATTTGGCTCTGTAATTCTTTTTTCATTTTTGCTCTTGCAGTTCCTCCCTCTCCGTGGTTTATATTTACATCAAATAAATCCAGACTCTCTACAAAATCCCAGTTTGGTACTCTTAAAACTTCTTTGTACTCTTTTATCCATCTCCTTGAAACTCCTCCGGTAAATGCTTTACGATATACTAACCTATCGTGATTGCCTATAATTACACTTGCCTTTGGAAATACCTTATAGTACTTTTGTAGTTCGTTAATTGCTACGTCTAGTTCGTCTCCGGCAGACATTCCATCTGGGTCACTTTCGTGGTAACTTGAATAATGATTATCGATTACATCTCCGATAAAAACAACAGTACCACATTTAAACTTTTTTTGCTGCTCAAGACAAAATTCCAAATAATTAGGCAAATTAAATGGAGCGTGTAAGTCTCCAATTATTAAAATGTTATTTGGATTTCCTAAATTATAAGGCTGTAATTTTTCTAAATCTTTATTTCTAATTTTACCTATTTGCTTCCTTATAGTTTCTAATTCTGTAAAATCAGCATCTGGAAATAACTCTTTTGCTATCTGTGTATTGTTTAAATTGTATTGTATTAATGGTAAAATCTTACTGTGTAATTCTTGATATTTAGACATAGTTTGAATTTTAATATTTTATGTAAAACTACACAAAAAAAACGCTAAAATCGATTTTAAGCACTATTTTATCAACAAATTTTTAATAAAGGTATATACACTTTACTTTTTCTTTATCTTTAAACTAGCAAAAAATCCCTTATTTTACAAGGTTTAACAGAGTGATAAAATTCTTACAACTTTATTATTCAAAAGTACTCCAAATGAAGTTGACAGAGAAAAAAAACAGCAATACTTGGATAGTATGCTCTGTCTCATTTTCATCAAATAACTCATCGTGATATAATGCTCCAAACATCAAACCTTTTATAGGTGCAAATAAAATATCGCAGTTAACAAAATTCATTACAAAGAAAAAAACACCCACAAGTAAAAATAATATTATCATAACTAATCAATTTAAAGCGTTTTAAAGGACGATAATTTTAAAAATATATAAGTATACCAAAAATGTATTTTAGTTGCTTAAAAGTTCTCGTAATGAGTTCTGCCGTTAACTTTAACTGCTTTTAATATTTTCTTTCTGTTTTTTACTGAACTGTATGAAACGTGAATCCACTCCGGATTTTTGTCCGTTCCAAACTCCCAAATTAATTGGTCAAACTCTAGGTTCTTTTTAATGTAGTCGAATAGGTCTTTATTGCTAGGCTTCGTATTATTTCCCATATCAATATCGATTGCCTCTCCTCTACAATGTTGGCTAGTAATACTACCTTTAATTGCTTGGTTTAAATTCATAATTCTATAACCAGACGAAATGTGAATAGGCACTCCAAAATGTTCTCTCATAGGCTCGAAAACTTTTTCTGCTAAAATTTTAAGGTTTGCAGTCTGTGCTGGAGTAGGTACATTTACGATACCTAATTTAATTGCAGTTGCAGAATAGCATAACTCCTCTAGAGTTAGATGTTTACTTATTTGTGTCATCTTTTTTATTTATTAATTTATAGGTTTGTATTAAAGTATATAAAATTGAAACAGTCAAAAGAACTATTTTCAATGTTTGTTCAATATTACTAAATGAAATAATCATTGAGGTAGTATTCAAGGCATAGATTTTAAAGGATTGTGGTATCATTATTTATATTACGGTTTTAATTTCGCTACTATATCGGTAAATCCTTGTATGCCTATATAAGCAGTCGCAACTATTACCCAGTCTCCAGATGTTATATTAGTTAAAAACAAACCTACACAAGCCACTAAAAATACTAATAGCTTTCTGCTAATCCATTTGTTTAATAACCTATCTAATGTCTCTTTACTCATTGTTATATAGTATATGCGGCTATTTGCCCGCCTGTTGTTGCTACTGTTGCAGCGTTTTGTAATCTGTCTCCAATACTATTAGCAGTAAATCCACTTGCAATTAAATAATTCCAAAAGTCTGCTGGTGTCATTAATAATGTTCCAGTTGTATTATCAGTTAAAACCCCGCTTAATACGTTTGCAGCACTTGGCACCCTTAAAGTTCCAGTTAATTCACTTGATGCACCGTAAGTAGTGCCAAATCTTACGTTACTTGTTGCGGGATTTCCTAAAGCTACTCCAGCAGCGTATAAAGTTCTATTACCACCCGTTGAAATTTGATATAACCAACTTGATGTGTTTGTGTCTATTGTTACTCTCGATGCTACAATAGCCATATTATTAGTTGAATTAATAACGTTACCACTTACTTTTACAAAAGTACTTGATGAATATGCCGAACCAAGAGCAAACGCTGCATATATAGCTGGTGCTCCACTTCCAGCAGTAATTATTCCAGTTACAGAAATTGTTGCAGCAGCAGTTTGATTATAAATTGCTGGTTGAACTGTTGAAGCATTTACGTTACCTATTTGTGTATAAGTAACTGCTCCCGTTAAATAAACTGCTCCTGAAGAACTTGCTGTTGTATTTCCTGTAATGTTCAAAGTTCCAATATTTGAAAGTATTGGTGAACCACTAATTGAACCACTTGTATTTGAACCACTGACATTTCCAGTTATATTAACTATACCATTACCTGTCATATTTACTACAGCACCACTTCCCCCCGAAGTAACAGTAGAAGAAATAGTAGGGCTAATGATATTAGTAATACCAGTTGATGAGTGTGATATAATTACTCTATTCCCAGCACTGCCATCTATATTATAGTTTCCATTTAAATTTAAAGTGCCAGTACTTGAATTTCTAATAGCTATATAATTTGTAGTATTTGTTAAAGTCAAAACACTACCATTAAAAGTACCAATATTTGGAGTTGCTAAAGTCATTTCTAAAGTTGGTGTTGTTGAGCCAACAAAAATAGCTTGAGCAGCAGTACAAGTTAAATTACCACCATTTGCATATCTAAATTGACCACCAGCTAAAATAACGGGCAATGCTGCATTTAATGTATTTCTAATTGATAAAACTGTAAAAGTTCCATCAATAGTTACAGTAAAGTTATTTGAAAAAACATCGTCTGCTGCCGTTGGCAATGTTCCACCATCCCAAGTTGCTGTATTGCTCCAGTTACCAGTTGCTACTGCATATCTTAAAGCCATAATTAAAGATTTTTATCATTAATAAAAGTTTGCAAAGCACCCATAATAGACATAGCTGCATTTATAGCGGCTGTATCCCCACTTTCAAAAACATCCATATAAGTTATAGGAATTGAATTGTCGGGTAAACTTACTGAACTTCCATCCTCTAATACTCTATATGGTGTTAACCTCATAGCTACACTTGCACCTATATCAGTTGGTTTAACTAATGGCGATATTGCTAAATTTACCATAAAATATGGATAAACAATTCCATCTACTTCAATCGGGTTTGTACTTTGTATTGGCATAATTTCTATTTATATATAAGTTGCTGATTCTCTATTGGTCCACGCTGCGTTTGTAGCAGTTGCTATTGTAATTGTGCCACTTGCAGCTATTGTTAATCTTTTTATAGTCCATACTGCTGTTGCTTCCGCACTTCCATTGGCAGCAGTTCCACAATAGTTTATACTGTTATTTGATGAATTGTTTGCGTTCCTTCTTTCAGAAACTATTTGATTTAAATTTTTATTTTTCCAAAGTTGTGTTGCACTCTCATAAGTTAATATTTGATTGTTTGCTACGCTTGACAAAGCTATATCGTGGATTTCTGATAATTCATAACCATTTTGTATACCTACTTCAATTTGTCCTTGTGTTGGATGTGACCTTGTAACCTTACCAACATAAACTAAATGCGTTGGTGCTAATATTTTTGTTGCAGTATATGTTCCAGCAGTAACTCCACTTAAATAAAGTTGGTCGCCCTCTGCAAATGTTGAAGTATCTAAACCGCTTAAATCCCCAATAATAACGCAGTTTCCCAATCCATTGTTTGAAATGTTTGACTGTAACAATCCAAATGTTCGTGAACTTAAAGCATCTGTTGTAGCTAATGCTTTTGAAACTAATGCTTTGTTTCCATTTGCACCACTTATATAAACTACTGTTCCTTTTGTTAAAGTAGCACCAGTCATATTTTTAACCTCACGAACTATTGTACTTGCTTGTCCAGTAGTTGGAATATCTAAAGCAGTTATAAAAGGATTAACTCCGTCTGCTCCATTATTAGTTAGTTGACTTGTTTGTGTTACGGCTGCCGGTATAGTTGGTTTGTTTAAAATTAAAGCATCTCCAGTAGTAGCGTTCCAATCTGCATTTACATTTACTTCTGCTCCGGCAGCTATTCCAGCAAGTTTGTTTTTTTCTGTTAGTGAGTATTGCTTAAAAGTACTTCCGTCCAAAACAGTATCTTGAGTTAATACTACATCTCCTACTAAAGTATTTACAGAATTAACTGCACCTCCTCCAGTAACTTGGTTTACATTTATAGTTATTAAATTTGGAGTAATAGTTAAATTTACCGGATTGTTTGT